CACGCAGTGCAACATCCACCTACATACGTAAGTATGTATATAGGAAGAAGGAGCTACAGATGCCACAAGGAAGTACAACCAGGAAACGCAGTGTTGGGCCGACGAGGAAGACTTACATTTATCTTGTAAATCCTCCTTCGAAGCCCTCACTGTCCGCTTCTGGTTTGTACGACCATCGTGGGACACAGATAACTGTGTCGGAGGGTCATCACTGGCCACCCTCAAGTGGGTTGACCGGTGATCTTGGTGGTCCGTTTTATACGACCAAGCAGTACGTGGAGGGAAATCCCTTCCACTTTGATACTGCAACCAAGCATCCCTTCGGGAATCAGATATACTTTTCGTATACTGGTCCCTTTAGGGTATCGGACGCAATCGGCGGCGTAAATAACGGTCGGCTGCCATTCCCTGCAGACGGATCCAGTACGGATTCCGCTCTGCGGGTTTTGGGAACAACAGCGATCGCTAGATGCGAGCCGACTAACTCATTGTCTGACCTGTCCACAGCCGTGGGCGAGACTTATAGGGATGGTTTGCCCTATTTGCCTCTAACACGGGTGTTGGAATCCAGAATAAAGGCCGCCAAGTTGGCGGGTGAGGAATTCCTCAACCTTTCTTTTGGATGGCTACCTTTCGTTAGCGACCTTACTTCGTTAAGTAAGGCTGCCAGTCACGCGCATTCTGTTATTTCGCAGTATGAACGTGACTCTGGAAAGGTAGTCCGCAGGAAATACAATTTCCCATCTGTATATGAATCGAGTGAAAGCATCTATAGCACTAACGTGGGCCTCGGCTATGCCGCAGGCACCAGTAATGCTATAGATGACTCGAGTCATAGGGGTAATGTGGTCCGGAAGGTGGAGACCTTCCGCGAGAGATGGTTTTCCGGTGCGTTTACCTATCACTTGCCTTCCGATTCAGACAGTCGGTTGGCGATTGGTAGGGCTGCGCAAGAAGCTGAAAAGCTTCTAGGATCACCTCTCTCTCCAGAAACACTCTGGAACCTCACCCCCTGGAGCTGGGCCATCGATTGGTTCACGAACACGGGAGATTATTTGCATAATCTCAACGCGTTCGCTGCCAATGGTCTGGTTATGCGCTATGGGTACATGATGGAACATACCATCGTGAAACATACCTATAGCCATGTGGGGCCTTCCGGTATTAACGGTAAGCTTGACATGACTGTACCCCCCTTGGTTCTCGTTACAGAGACCAAGAAGAGGATACAGGCTAACCCCTTCGGATTTGGAGTCGATTGGAACGGTTTGTCTGCGTTCCAACTCTCCATTGCTGCTGCTCTCGGCTTAAGCCGGAGCAGTTAGTAGTTGTACTACTAACCACCATGTGAACATGATGTTCACAGCAAAGGAGCACGCCAATGGCGTTTGCCGACCCACAAACCATCACAATCTCGGGTGTTACCACTCCCCTTCCCAAAACAAGTACTGGGAAGAATGAGGGGCAGTACACGAGTGCGGATGGTCTGATCGACCTGTCAGCCTCTTCCGTTTACGGACGGCGGACAAGACGGGTCCTTCGGGTTGACCATTCGAAGGTGACCTCTGATCCGTATATTCCGGCGCAGAATGTCAAAGTGTCGATGTCAAATTACATCGTCTTTGACCTTCCAATCGTCGGGTACACGAATGCGGAGGCCTTGGCTGTCTATACTGGATTTAAAACCCAGTTTTCAGCCTCTTCGGACCTGCTGATCACTAAGCTACTTGGTGGAGAAAGCTGAGCCAAAAATGGCAAAGCCGACTCTTCCAGGAGCTCGGGAATCAGTCAAACGAGTCTATGGTCGTCGTAGCACGGATAAGAAGACAATTGAATTTGTCCTTGTCCTTGCCGTGGCGGCCTTCAGGCTCGTCAGGTCAATATCTCGTTGGCCCTGAGGATTTTATCCTCAGGATCGATTGAGATTGATGGCCGTGTCAGTTGGAAGGGTGGCATGAAGCCCCCTTCCAATCTGGCTCACGTAAACACCTGGCTAAGGAAAGACCACCTCTATTTAAGGAGGGGCTTTGAAAAGCCTGATGTTGCTCTGGAAAAAGTTAGCACACGAGTGTGCTAACATCTGTTGCACTAGCGCCACCCTGGACTGCAAAACAGTCCAGCGTCGGTGCGAACATGAGGGGTTATCATTTCTCACGATAACCCTACCCGAATTCGGAAAAGACCTCCAAAAAGGTCTAGAACGAGGTCGGGTCGATCGCGATCTCTTCCAGGGTCATACCTGGAGAGCAGGTCTCCCCCTATTTCTAGGAGGTTTCCTCGATCGTGTGTTCGACCGTGCTAGTGGCACGTTGCTCGATGAGCCGTGCATAGATGCAATTCGAGCTGTACGTCAGCTAACGCTGATGTTCAGCAAGATCCTTCTTCCTTGCAGTGATGCAAGGACGAGGGGTGCAATGCGCGACTATGTCGAGTGTGAGAAGGAGGTCCGTATATCGGATCTCGAGCGGAGCCAACTCAATAGAGCTGACTTCAAACGAG